ACCTTAGCAAGGGCAACACCAAGCACCATTTTTTCTAACTTATCACCAAACTCATATTTAATCATAGCCTTTGTAGTTGCTTCGTGTGGAGTCAAACCTTTAGCAATTAGCTTGTCTATTTCTCTAATCATCTGAGACTCTAAGACTTTCCACTTTTCGTCAAACATAACTAAAGGTGTTTTACTCTTTGCCACTAATCTGCTCCTATCAATTCGGCTGGCATAGCTGAATAAATAGATTCACCTCTATATATTTCATAACAATACCCACCATCTGAATAAGCCGTTGATTATTATAGGTATTTTATCCATCCCTAGCCTCTTTCTCTACTGGTTGTCTATAATAGGACATCATACCCATAGCTCTTGATTGCATTTCTGTAATTAAACCAGATACTCCATGTATCATATTTCTAGGAACTATATTAAAATTAGTATCTAATTCCATTTTGCCGTCATCAAAATAGATCCGGCCCAATGTATCACCTTTAGTAACTGCTTCATGGTGTCCAATTTTAACATCACAATCTGCATATATTTCTAACCCAGAGTCTTCTGCGTTTATGCAAAAGCCAATATCTTCTGAGGTCTCCATAGCTTGCACACCATCTGATACAATATAATGCCTGAAATATGGAAACGCCATTTTCTCAAGAGCTTCTTTTTTAACTAATAAAAATCCACCACCTGCCCAATCAACTTTTTTTAATCCACTGTCTTTAGATGTTAAGTGAGTTTCCGCTTTCATGATACCTTTTTTAACCGTTTTGTCTGGACTAGTAGACCACATACCACAAACCATAGTGTCAGGATAACCTCTCCTATGATACGCACCACTTATAATATCTTTATCGTGTTTAATGAGTGCAACAATATCACTACCAGTAAAAGATACATCATTATCAATAAATAAATAATAATCTGTATTTTTTGGTAGAGACTGTTTAATCTCGCTACTAGTTGTAATACAATTATGACGATTATTACTAATAAGAGCACCAAAATATTTGGTAAATTTAACATCATACTCTTTGCTTTCCTTAGCCCACCCAATAACATTAGCAACGCTTTCTTTTGTCATTGGGTGCGGCTCGTTGTAATACGGCATGCACATTTTTATTTTAATTACGCCCTGTCCTTTGCTCATATCGACTCCTGTTCAGTTTCTAATTCTGTTAAATTACTCAAACCGTTTATATCTGTACTCTCTGTTAAAATCAATTTCTCTACCCATGCATCAATCTCTGCTTTTGCAGCGTCAACTATATCTGAGTTTTTATCACTAAAATTAATATCAATCATTTTCTTTTGGATCATGCCCTTAGTTTTAGGTTGTGGGCCCATAAGTAAATGTTTATCTAATGCCTCAATTTCTTGGTTAGTATCTAAAGTTACAAAGTCCTCTTTATAAGACACTTCAAACGTAAAATTTTCTCGTGTATAACCTTTAAAAACCTCTGATATTTTAACTTCTAAATTTTCTGAACCTGTAGCACCATCTTTTAAAACAGTCTCATGTGCCCAGAAATCAAAAGCTTTACTGATTCCGCTTTGATCTACTGCGGCGTTTCCAGTTACTCCGTTTTGTTCTGCAAGTGCGTAAATATCCTCTTTAAGCTCTTTTGAATATTCCCTTAACTGTGCTTCTATTCCACTATCTGGGCTGGCAAATCCAGGTGTAGTTGCACCGTCTGGTACACTTAAATATGTGCTTGTTCCATTTATCCAACTTTTCATTGGTGGGCCATACATCATAGCAAAACCCTGTTTTCTTTCAAGTTCTCTAATCTCTGAATCTTTGTTGAAAATAGCATAACCTATTTTAGCAATATCATATAGAGGTGGTGGAGAAATAAAAATTGAACTCTTATTCATTCTCTTGGACAGGTAAAAAGGTATAACTGGAATATGTCCAACTTTATGCTCTATCTTACCACCAACCGACGTGTATATTTCATCTTTTTTAATAGCCAGGTAGGTTAATTTGCCGTCCCAAAATCTAAAAACATCACCACCATCTTTAATTCCAAGAGTTTTTTTATATGCATCTGTTATAAACTCAGTAAAAATAATATGAACTAAATTTCCAAATCTATCAACACTATACTCTTTTACGTCTTGTGGAGCTTTTAAATACACATAAGGGAAAGCTCTTAAATTCAAAGCCTCATTAGTGCTCTTTGGCATTTCAGGCTCTGGTATGTTGTCCATAACAACAAAACTAACACCATGCACTCTGGTAAATGTATTAGCCTCACACATAAAATCTTGTAATGATGTTCCTGCGCTATCACAATCATTTATAAACTCTTCAAATAGTGGAGCGTTGCCGGTTATTTCTCTTGCGGCCTCTTCTGAAAAGATAGGATTGACCATTGCTCGTACTATAGGTTTAAGAAAGTTTTTATTAAATACACCCGCTTGCCTTGCAGCGTAATCCGGAGGGAACTCTTTTGGGTGTGGTATTAATCCAGCACCCGTTTGATATATTCCACCCCCAGTATAAGAATCCTGCATAAATTGAGCATCACCAATACTTTCTGGTGAGCTATATTCTGTTTGAAAATTGTCCACCTGATCTGGTACGCTTGTAATTATTTGTTCATCTGTTGCCATTGTGTAACTCTTCTCTGCCCTGTTAATTTACATTCGCACTCTATGTGCTTCTCCAAGTTTTGGAGATATGTATTCATCTTCACTGTATCTTACTGCATCCCACCCGTGATTCCATTTATCCTCTGGGACGTTTGTATATTTCTCTGTATTTTTATCGAACTTATTACTATAATTTCTAGTTTCTTTGATTAGATTAGTTGAACGTCTTGTAATGTTTATGTTATAGCTTTTAATATAATCAATTCCGTGGATAATACTATCTTTTCCTTTAGAACATGGCAAAACTGTATATCCAAGACCATCCAAAGCAGCAATACTTTTAGGTTCTGCACAGTCGGCTGTGATACAATCCACTTTTCTTACACCTAAAGCAGGGAACTTCTCTTCCAAAGATTTACCTGGTTGTTTTGCATTTGTCCTTATGGTTAGACCTGTTTTATAAAGCATTTCATCAATGTATATATTATTCTGATCTCTCATAGTCTTAACTAGTGCTGTAGGATCATTAGTAAAACCAAAGTCAAGACCCATTAAGAATGGATAGTCTGGCATTGCATCTATGATCTCAAAGTTAGGGAATATCAAGCCCTCTAATTGACCCACTAAACCCATACCGTAAACTCTCCACCAATTAGGATCTTTATCTTTGCGACTCTCTATATCAGCAATTATGTTAAGATGTAAGCAACAATTATCTTTATATGTTGAAATGTCAAAAGAGGCCCTATCGTCGTCTGCAAGCTCGTGGCCCCAAAAGTCACATACAGGATTAAAATCAAGGAATATTTTATATTTAGTTCTAACTGATAATTGGTCGTAAGTTGATTTTCTTACATTGTTACACTCATTAATAAAAAGAATATCACGTCTTGCGCCTCTGACTTTGGAAGCATCTTCTACACTGAAAAACTCTATTGTGCAATTATTAACTATATATGAATTGTTGGTTTTATTGTGATTTGATTCTAAATACTCCTCACCAACTATATCAAAGAAATCCTTTATAGCTCCACGCCTTAAATGTGGCATAGATTCGGATACTACTGATATTAATAGTTTGGTTTCGGATTGTTTTGCTATCTCGTATAGGTATTGCAATATTGAGTAAGTCTTTGAACTTGATGTACCACCTTGAAGTATCTGTATTCGCTTTATAGCGTTTTCTAGTATTCTAGTGAATACTTTTGTTGTTTTCATTTATTCCTTTTGCAATACTCATTAGCCATATCAAATTCTTTTCTTGTTATCTCGTAGGCCTCACTTACCATATCAGTTTTAGCTAATGCTTTGAGAGATATATCAAGACCACGCTGTTGACCAACAACCATACCAGATGTATAACCCAAATCAAAGAATGATTTTTTACCTCTCATAAACCCTCTATGGTATCCTGTACAGTAAGATAAGAACCATACTAGGACTGTTATTGTTATGTATGTTATATGTATCATTCCCAAGCTCCCATATCTATAAACTTTCCATCATCCTCAAAGTTAAAAACTGTAAAAAAACAACTATACCCACCTATTTTATTATCTCCATCTCTACACGTAATAGTATTAATAGGATTGTTTGGATAATCTTCATCTTTTGTTTTAAAACCTATACCAAGTTCAGTAAATAATGTTTTAGTTTTTTCAAAGTCTGTCGCTTCTTTAACTCCTCCAAATAATACTATACAGAAAAGCCCTATAATACATAGCAAGGCAATTGCCCCGTTTAGAAATATAGTTATTTTATAAGCTTTTTCATCACTCATTAGTTACTCCCTTAATAGCCTTGGTTAAATTATCTGCAGCCTCTTGAGACTCTACTATGATTGTGCTTGGTGTTATTTTGTCACCCTTTGTAGTATGGTCAATCCTTTGCGTCCAACCTTCTGGCTTTCTATTATTAAGCCAGTATATAATAGCCATAGTATCGGGTGGATAGTGTTTAGTGTATGTTCTTTGGTCTGTTATAAAGCCATTGTATGTTGCAAACTTAGTATCTTCATGACTATATCCCGTGCACCTTTTATACAAAGACTTCTCTACATTTGAATCAGCAACATCCTTTCCCTTTTTTATGGACTCAAAAAACTCTGGAAAATCTTTCTTCCAATTGTTAATAGTTTGTTCCTTAACATTGCAAGCTTCTGCCAAATCCTTATCAATAGCACCTATCTTACACATTACTTTACATATATGCTTATACTCTTCTTTAAACTTTGTATGTCTTGCCACTATGTACTCCTTTGTTTGTACTAAATTACCTCTACAGGTTGTATATTATTAATCCAAATCCTGAACTCACTTATGTATTTCTTAATCATTGTATTTCTTGCGCACTGAAAAGTATCTCTAATAAGCCCATACTCTGACTTGTGTATTTTTCTTATCATCCAATAATCATGTAATTTCCATTCATATCCCAAGGTATTGTCTTGGTAACTATCACCTGACTTGTTCACAAAATGTAATACAGGGTCTCTACCATTAGTAGTAATATAACACATATAAATTTTACTGTTATGAAGTGTGGCGTGTTGTACAGTGTTTCTATGACATTGATGGTTAAAAAATGAAGATCCAATTTTAAAGTCATCATGTGGAATCGGCTCATAACTACCATAAATATCATCAACTATTTTACCTTTAATCTTTTCTATTAGCTTTGCTCTGCTCATTAAGAAACCGCCTCAATCCCATTTTTCCCTACAATTACTTTAGGTTCTATATTGTTTGATTCTGTTATACTTGCTGTTGCTCCTTTGGGTTAGTGTCTAACTTCTTCCTTGATAATTCCTATAATACTCAGCAATTCCTTTTTGTTCTCCTCATCAATATTGCCACAATTGTATGCTAGAAAATGTTCAAGCAAACAATCTCCTGTATGTTGTTCTTCTGGAATCTTTCTACCACAATCACATGTTGCGTCTTTTTCCTCAATCCACTCGTTAGAAGACTTGTCGAATACTTTTTCCTTGTTGTTTACTATTGCCTTTGCTGTCATAAAAACTCCTTATTAAAGTTAAATTATTTATTTAGACTTAAAAATTCTTGAAAAACTTCAGGCTCATTTTCCCGTAGATATACAATAATACTCTCTTCTGCTTTATATGAGAAGTGAGTATTATTATATGTTGATCTTGTTAACCATATCTCCTTGAATCCATTTACCGTCTCTTACTTTTCGACCTCTAAATAATATTTCTCTATCCATAATATATAATCTAATCCTTTTTTGGTTTGTTGTCAACTGTTGAGTGTTTTAAGCGTCAAACAGCCTTGTATCGATACTGTTTGACGCTTATTTTATATTAGCCAGAGCCAGAGCCAGAGGCATCAACTATTTTTTCCATTCTGACACTCCCTGCAAATTCTCAGTTGCTTTTTCAGTTTTATTATACGCATCAAGATACATTTGTAATTCTTTTCTTCTTATTGCACCAACTACACGCCTAGTTATGGTTTTGCTTAATCCCAAATACTCAATTTCTTTCATTCTACTAGCTATGGTTTTATGTTCGTCACAGAAATTCTTAGTACAGGGATTATCACAGTTTATCCAGGTACAAAACCGTTGCTGTTTTTTCCAATTTAGAGGTTTTTCCAGCGTGTGCGCCTCCTCTAGGTCGGCATATCCTTGCGCTACTATTTTGTCGAATCTCTTTGAGGGCATATTAGAATCCTATTGGTCTGTTGTTATGAGAGAATCTTTTAATGTTAGTGTCTTCACACTTATCTACTAGTTTTGAAATTCTAGTATCAACAACTTTCTCTAGGGCTTTTACTGTTTCTTCTAGGGTGTTTTCTATGTAGGGTATGCATTTAGAACCTCTTATTCCACAATCTCTTGGACAACGCGCTCCACACCAATCTGTAATTGCGTGGGCTTCTTTGTGGCAACAACGATCTACCGTCAAATTACACATCTCTGAGTTCTCACATATAAATAACTGTTCTTTGTCATTTATTGTATCTCTTGTTTTCTCTGTTCCCATATTATTTATTCCTTTAATAAGAGAATGCACCAAACAATTTAACAATTTCAGTTTCAAGTTCTGGTTTTTCATCTATTACATATTCGACGAATTTAGAAACAGTGGAGTTTATTTCTTTTGTTTCTTTACCCGCTCTTACATCTTCAACAAATTGTTCTACAGACTCTTCTTTATCTTCATCATACCACTCACTCCACTCTCCACACTCTCCACATACACCTATATCGTCTAATAATTCGCCTTGTATTTCCGCACTACAGCATCTTGATTTCACAATAACACCCCTGTCTTTTTGTCGTTTTAATGGTTAAACACCCTTGTCTATTTGCCATATCTTACTTCCATTTCTTCATAGCCTTTATCTTCTGGACGTGGCAAGCAAATACCCATTTCACCAAATTCAAGATTAAAGCTATCCATAAACACTGACATTTCTTTTGTATCAAGTGTTGTTGTACTTGGTTCCACTCTCACTTTATTACCCATAATAATCTTAAATTGAGGCAATAGAAACTTTTGTTTATTATAACTATGTATTTCATCTCTAGTGTGTCCAGTTTCCTCAGATACAACAGCAATCCATAGCCAGTACAAAGAGTTCATGTTAACAGTACGTTTCTTTCTATGCTGTTTAAACTCTCCTACAAAGGCTCTGTTTAGTTTAGCATTAGATACTATCTTAATAAAATTATCTCTATCAGCTTCATTGCGTATTATGTGTTTCATAATTACCCTTTTATGTGAGTGATAACTTTGTCCAGTAATACAGAAACATCTTTATACATTTTTTTATTCTTAGCAGATTTAAAGGAATATCTGGTTTTTAAATCGTCAAGATCTGCTAACAAATCCTTAAATTTTAGAGCATCGCCTTTGTTTAAATCTGACTGTATTTTTGCCTCTTCATCTGCCTTGGCTTTTTCCTCAACAGCTTCTTTTGCTTCTAATTCAGCTCTAAGTTTAGCCTGTGTTTCTCTCTCTTTTACTAAAATAGCATCTTGTTTTTCCTTCTCAGTTCTTGCTTTTTCTTCTGCATCTTTGCGGAGTTTTTCTTTTTCGGCTTCAAGTTTAGCCTTTTCAACTTCTGCAATTTTACGAGCCTTTTCTATTTCAGCTAGCCGTTTCTTTTCCTCAACAGCTTCTTTTGCTATTCTAACCTTTTCAGCTTTCGCTCGTTTTTCCTCTTCAATCTTTGCAAGTCTATCCTTTTCTACAGCTTCGGCTTTGAGCTTTTCATTTTCAAGCCTAACACGTTCACGCTCTTCTGTTTCTTTTCTTACAGTTTCAAGACGTGCCTCTTCCACCTTCTTATCTGCTTCAAGCTTAGCCTCATAGCCAGCCTGAACACCTGTTAAATAATTTGACCATACATCATCTTCCATGTCTCCAAGGCCACTAGGGAACACTTCAGCACCAAACTTTAAGAGCTTGTTTTCTCTAAGCACACGTATTTTCTCTACCTTTTCAGCTTCTTTTTTTTCGTAATACTTTTCAATTTCCATCAACTTCTGTTCTAACCCTTGAGAAGCCATAAGCTGTGCATTTTTCCAACCATCTACAAATTTACCACCCATTATATAGAACTTCTTTAACTCTTTGTGTATAGTGTCTGTTCCAGTTCTAACCTTAACAAATTTTAATCTAAGGGCTTTAGCTATCTTAACAGTGTTCTCGTCAATAGGCAAATCAACAACACCGTTAAATTCCTTTTCAAGATCAACCATTTTATCAAGCATCGGCTTGAACATGTCAGAAATCTCTTTTGCTTTGCTTTCTTTTAATCCAAAGTCTTTAGCTTCAATTTTTACTAATTCCACAATGCCCTACTTTCTTTAGTCTTGTAAATAAGTTTCTAATAAATCGTTACTTATTTTTTTGTTTTTTGATATATTATCCCAAATCTCAACTCCAAACTCTTCAAATATATCCTTAAGCTCCATCTGTTTATCGTCAAATTGGTCCTGTACAACGGTTACGAATGCATCCCATTTATCTATAGGTATATGCGTTTTCATTCTCTCTATAGCAGATTTAA